GCTTGGGTTACCTCGGCTTGATTAATATTATCTTGTATAGCGCTATTGACATTATCTTCCAGCGCTTCAAAGAAATCACTAGAAGCGCCAGTTTGTTCTGGGTTACTTCTTTCTTGATTATCTTCCATCGTCTCTCCTTATTATTATAAGTCTTTAATTTAAGAAGGTTCTTTACTTGCTTGCAAGTTATTTATTGCACTTTTTATTTGCAAGTCCATTTCCTTCGATTTTGTCTTAATATCATTCTGAACCTGCTTCTTTGCAGTAGTAGCTTCATCTGACATTCGTCCCCTTAAAACTTTCTGTTGTGCTTGAGTCTCGAGATATTCTTTTTCTGTTTTAGACTTAACTTGATTCTTTTGCTTATCAATCTCCATTTCAGCTTGCATGATCTTGCCTTTAACACCTGCTTGAACCAATTGCCGTTCGAGAGTCTCAATAGTGCCCTCCTTATCTTTCATTTGTTCCTCCAATCCTGCAACTTGACCTTGTAATTGAGCTAGTTGACTTTTTCTTTCCGCAATAAGCTCTTTATCTTTAATATCAGTTTCGGCAAGTACAGCTAGGTCATCTATTATACCAAGTTGCATCATATCTTTAAGTTCCGCTAAATATGCCCATCTATTTAAAGGAAGTGTAGATCCAGTAATAATGCGAACATCAAATCTAGCAGACTCATAATCCATATATTTACCTATTGCTTCTCCGAAGTCATTATACATAGGAACATTAATTTGTACTTCTCTATCTTCTTGTAATGCATTAGGTTGAACTATTCTAAATACTTTATGCGCTGTATATACAGATTGAGAAAATTGCTTTACAGCCTCTCCTAATTGTCTTAATGCTGGTTCTATTGCATTTTTCATCCATTGCTTTACTCTGCGAGTACCATACTCATCTTGAGCTAACATACCTCTGTATGTTTCATGTTGCGCACCAGTATCGCCCTGCATTGAAGAATAGATGCCAGCTAAGTATTCCATATCATTCTTGCCTTCCTGAACTATCTGATAAAAAGCATTAGATAGAGGAGCTGGCTGTACAGGAGTAGGCGGAACAGAGCCAGGACGAACTGGAAGCAACGCACCGGGAGAGGAGGAGTACTTTTCCCAGTAATCTGTATCTATTGCACCTTCTTCGTGTAGCCATCTTAGGCTACTACCAAGAGATGCATTATGAACCATAAGTTGATGTGACTTATTTATCTCTCTCTGCTTGCCAACAAGTGGAGATACTGCAGAGATTGGATAAGGAGTACCTGTCCATTTATAATGTAATGGTACTAAAGGATACTCAGTGATATTGTCGGGTAAGTAGATATCGTATAAAGTCACATCACCTGCAACGGATATCTTTCTTATTCTGTCACCATGAAAGCGTATTGCTTCTTGTAAGATATTCTTAAAAGAAGGATCTTTCTCTAGTATGTTATATTCTTTTTCTGTTACTACCCTATTGTCTACTTGAGTTGCTTTTTGTACAAGCTCATTCATCATTTGAGTTCTTTGCATCTCAATATCTTCTTGCATGCGCTTTGCAGCTTTCTGCATTTCAAGTTGCATTCTTTCGGGTAGCATTTCACCAGCTTCTACTGCTTGTTGTAATTGCTGTTGTTGTTCCATTATTTGAACTTGCATTTCAGCAGCTATCTCTTCTATTTGAGCGCTAACAGTAGCTTGTATTTCTTTAATTTGCTCTTCTGTAGGAGGAATGCGATAAAAGACATTCATATATGCTATTTTAGCCTTTTCATACATTTCAAAGTATTCCATCAAAGTATCTGTATCTCCTGTTTCAGGATCTACTGAATCAGCTTCTACTACATCTTTATATCCAAAGTCTTTTTGATAAGTGTCAAATGCTTTTTCTGTATAGCTATAATCATTATTTTCACTAGAGCTTGCTTTATTAATCTTTGCCTTTTTATCTGGGAATAACTTTATTAATTGTGCTTTAGGCAAGATTTTACGTACCATTATATAACTAGCATCTCTAAATAATATATCTCTACTTTTAGGATCTACAAATATATCAAAAGGTTCTGGCTGTTCAATTTTAACCTCTCCCATGCCCCTATCTGCATCTGGATCTACCACAACATGAAGCCATCCTATACTTTTAGTAATAGCATCATTTACTGCATTTGCAAATAATGTCTCTCCCTTAGATAATGCCCATATATAATCAGCCATATCTGAAAATACAGCTGCTGTCTTAGAATCAGATCCTTCTACGGCTACAGCTTGCCATCTAGGGCTATTAGCAGTAGCATAAAAGTTTAACATCTCTACAACAGGAGCTATCCTATTGATAGTAAATGTGGGCATTCCCTGATCTTGAAGGTCTTGAGTTTCTTTTGCTGTTAACTGATTGTCATTAGCAAAATCAAAGGCCTTCTGGTTTACATACTCCCATTGTATGCGATTAGATTGGTTAGACCTATTAAAGATCTGTCTTACTCTATCCGCTTGTTTATCTTTGCGTTTAGCCATTAATATCCTCTATTTCCTGATTTTGGCTTTGGAACTACAGGTGCATTTTCTATAGCTGGTACACATGTCATTTTGCCGTTAACCATTTTAGGTTGTTGTCCAGTTGGGCATGATTGTGGGGTAGCTTGTTTATTTAAACTTACACCACTTTGAAAGGTACCTGGACGTCTAGCATTATTACGCATTTGCACATTTCTATTTTGACCTAGATTTTGAGGTCTTGTAATTCTTCGCCTTGTCATTATCTTTTCTCCAAATTTTCTTTAGTTGATTGTATATAGTAATCTATCTTTTCTTTTGGGTTTTTTTTATTATCAAAAGCTTTTATCTGACTATCATTTAGATTTGCTTTTAATGTATCTGCAATTCTATTCATATACCATTCG